ATGAAATGAATATGTACGAATCTAAGTCAGGTAAGAAAACTATCAAACCAAAAGGAGTTGGAATGGGAAAAGGTCCTAACGTAAAAGTTTACTCTAACAAACCGAATCAAGGAACAGGTTTCAAAACAAAAATGAAAGAAGCCCCTAAATCAGTTGGTACAGGTAGCAAAATTTGAATATAAAGAAGGTGAAAACTTAGGTGACAAACTTGGGAAAAACAAGATGGTCAAAAAAACTGAAACCAAAGAAGGTGTACGGACATTAGGTACAGGTAGTATTGCGGGTAGAAAAGGTGGTTTACCAAAACCAAGAGCTCATTCAGCATTTAACATGGCACTTAAAGAAAGTAACACAAAAGAAGTACAAGTTCTTAGAGAAAAGAATGAAGAATACAGAAAAGCATTAAACATCTTCAGAAATAAATTGAATGAAGTTGCTGTATTCAACTCAAACTTAGCATACGCTACACGTTTGTTCACAGAACACTCAACATCAAAACAAGAAAAAATAAATATTTTAAGAAGATTTGATGGTGTAGAATCAATCAAAGAATCTAAAGGTTTGTACATAACCATTAAAGACGAACTTTCACCTACAACAAGTCAATCAATGAATGAATCATTTGAGCGTAAAATTGAAAATACTCCAACGACAGGTTCAGCGATTAACTTAATTGAGAACAAAACTTATGAAAATCCTCAATTCCTTAGAATGAAAGACTTAATGTCTAAAATGAAATAAAACATAAAAATAAACTAAAACAAAACAAAAAAAAAACTAAAATGGGAGCATTATTAGAATCAGGTCTTGTAGGTAACATCGGGTTAAAACACCTTAAAGTTATCAAAGAAGATACAATCAACAAATGGGATAAATTAGGATTCCTAGAAGGCCTTAAAGGTCACCTAAAAGAGAACGTAGCTCAGTTATATGAGAATCAAGCGTCTCACTTAATAAACGAAGCTACTGCGGAAGGTTCTTCAGGTTCATTTGAAACTGTTGTTTTTCCTATCGTTAGACGTGTATTCTCTAAATTATTAGCGAATGACATCGTTTCCGTACAAGCAATGAACTTACCAATCGGTAAATTGTTCTACTTCGTACCTAAAATTCAAGGGTATGATGGCGGAACCGCTCAAACACCTGCAGGTAAATATTCAGGTCAATCAGGTGAACATTACGGACCAATTGGTGCTGTTGATGGTTTAACACCTCAAGAAGGAAGAGATGGTCTTGGTTATGGTTCTTCTTCAACTTATGGTAAGAAAAATCTTTATGATTTATTCTACGAAGGAAATGAAGGACAATTAGACCCTCCAGGTTTATTCGATTACTCTAAAGGACAATGGTCAGCAGTTACTGTTGGAACAACTATCCAAGTTTGGGAAAACGGTGGTTTAATTGCTTTATCTGCGGCAACTACTCCGACAATACTTAACGGTCAAAACGTTAGAAAAGTAATTGTTTCTATGTGTGGATTTGCCGACACAGGTTCAGGAAAATTAATCGGACCAGATGGTAACGAATATGATTCTGAAACTTTCTTATCGGATTTAAGAATTTTTGCTAACGGTTCTTATACTTCAGCACCATGGTCAGCAAGTACCGCATCAACAGAATGTCAAAACGCTTTTGATTCAGCTCATAACCCTAAATCATTATTGTTCAGAGTTGTTACTCAACAATACGGTCAAGGAATTGTTCAAGGATTAAACAGTATGGCATCTACAACATGGGCATCTAATGGTAACGGTGGTCAATACAATAACATCTGTTCACCAAATGGTTGTATCTATTTAGAAGTTGATTTATCATGTCCTGCATGTGCAACTTGTGGTTCAGATACTTTAGATGGTTACACGGGAACTACTCTTGGTGTTGTTACAAGTAACATATTCAGTGCGGTATTCAGACGTTACAAAGAAATGGAATTTGAAGACAAAATCGGTGAGGTTTCTTTCGAATTGGATTCTGTTACAGTTTCTGTTACTGAAAGAAAATTAAGAGCACAATGGTCTCCTGAGTTAGCTCAAGACGTTGCAGCTTTCCACAACATCGATGCTGAAGCTGAATTAACAGCTTTATTATCTGAACAAGTTGCGGCTGAAATCGACCGTGAAATC